CGAACGCCTCGTCCGGCGCCCGCGCGACGGCGGCGTGCGGCATCTCGCTGTCAGGGAGGGTTTCAGCGAGCGGCAACATCTCGTCGTTGCCGCGACCCTCAGACGGGGTGTCGAAGTCGACCCACGCGCGCTCGGCCCGCAGGCGTTCGGTCGGCGCGGTCAGCGTGGCGATGCGGTTCGCCAGAACGCGATCGGCAAACGTGTCGTACTGACCGCGGGATGGGTCGAACCTGTCATCGCGGCGATAGAGGTGCAGACGCAGGTCCTGTTTGATGTCCTCGGCGTCCATGCCGGGGACCGAGCCCGACCGCGCCAGCCGTTCGGCCCGGATGGTGATGTTGCGGGAGACGCGCGAGCGCGCGTCGCAGATGGGATGGAAACGCTCCATGAAGTTTCGCCTTCGTCCAGGTGGACGGGCACGCGGCCCGAGTGACCGGGACCGGCGAAAATTCGTTGGAGCGGCGGCCTTGGCGGGCTCAGCACAAAGGGAAACCGCTGAAACCCAGTTGGATTTCAGCGGTTTGAGGGTCGAACTTTTTCGAAGATATTCTTGAGGTCAGTCAACGAATTTTCGTCGGGACTGGCCCAGCTTGCCTTGCTGAAGATCGTCGGCATTCGCCACGAAACGGGCAACATACTCGGCCCCGACCGTGGGCAGCGGATCGTCGGCGATCCCGAAGGCAGCACGTAGCGCCTTGGACAGCGCCTGCTTCTGCTTCTGGTGCCTCGAGGTCTCGGCGCTCTTGGCATGATGGACGGGGAGCCGACCGCCCTGCATCGCGATGGCCTTCAGATAGGTCCACGCAGCTTTCGGTTTGCCGTCCTTGGCGCTCTTCATCCCGAGACCATCGGGCTCAAACCTCCGGGTCTCGCCCCGGAAACTCACGTTGACGACTTCATCCGCCACGAAGCGGATTCCGATCTCTTCCCATCGCGCGTCTTTCGGCAGCGCCCACGCAAGGTTGGACACTGCGTTATCCATACCGCTCGTAATCTGTGCGCGGAGATCGGCGAACACGACGGTCGATGGCTGGCAGAGCTGGAAATGTCCGCAGTCGTCAAGGTCCACCAGATCCTCAAGTCCCATGCGCGCGACGCCTTCGCGGTCCAGAGCGGTGGCAAGTTGCGCGGGGATTGAAGACAAGGTCGGGGCAAGCAGCAGTTTGGGACCCGGATGGGTAATCACCTCGTCAAATTGCGCCGCGTCTTGGTTTGCCAGCGGCCCCGGCACCGTCAGGAAAACAGGAAAGCCCCGGCCTGCAAACACATCATGTGAGCCGATCCTGAACACCGGTCGACGGTCGAAACTTGCCGGCCGGTTGGACAGGTCGAGTGCGGCAGCAATGCTTCGCGCCAATCCGACACGGTCGAGGCCGTAGATCATGATGTCGTTCATGTTCAGGTCGAGATCGGCGCAGGCCTTAGGGCTGTCACCACAGACAGCTCGGATGGTGCCGTCGCCATGGTGCACGACTCGGCGGGGGCACCCGTCACCGCCCGGTGATGGACAGGCTATGCTCGTCGCTCGCGTTCCGGTCGATCGCAACACTGGGAGACAACAGCCGGGCTCGTCGACAACCACGCGGGCGAATTCTTCACCCAAGAGGCTGGCCCATTCGCGCCGGTCGGCTGCAGCATCGGTCAGCGCATCAAGCGCTTTCCAGAACTTCGAAATCCGCATCGTCATCCGCCTCTGCCGGAATCGCCCAGAACCCGCGCGCCTTCAGCCAGGCTTCGATGACTTCCTCGTCAGACTCCCGTTCGTAGCGAGCGATGTTCGCGGGCCTGATAGTCACGGACCGCTCTCGCTTGCTACCTTCGAATGCAAACTTGAAAGTCGCGTGTGTAAACGCGCCGCCAGTGAGGCGTTTCTCCCAATTATCGCCGTAAGCCTTGAACAGGTCCTCTGACTTGCGAATTTCCATCTCCGAAATCTTTCCGGGCCAGCGACGGCCGAATTCCACGAAGCGCACGCCGGCAATTCCCTCGATATCCCCATGCGCCATTGCGTCCGGTCCCAGTTCGCGTAGCGGATCTAGTGTGTATCGCTCGGAGCGATCGAAATAATCCTCGCTGCCGAACAGCGCCTCGCCGAACGTCTTGAGATAGAGCTCGCGCTCGCCCTTCGTTCCGGCGTTCACGCCGATCTCGTCGGTCACGCTGTCGTAGATCAGCACGTCATGTTGTTGTGGCCGATAGAACGCGATCCCGCTTTCACCGTCGTCCTGGTGCTTGCCTTCCCGGCGCATCGGCATGCCGTGCCGCACGAGCAGCCAGATCTTCTCTCCTCGCGGGAACGCGAATATTCGGCTGTTTCGGCCGCGTCGCTTCACCTCGAACCAGTTGTCCATCCGGTCCTGCATGGATTTCGCAATGGCGTCCGTGATGGTCGGGAGCGCTGCAGCCGTTTTCTTCGGGCGGGAACCGGCGAAATACATGAAGTTGGAACGCTGAAACGCCACCGTTTCGGCATGCTGGCGCTGCAGCAGCATAGGCTGCGCAAGCCAGATCTGGACCGAGACATCGGCCACCGAGACCTCGTGATCCTTGTCGATCTCGATTCCGGCAGCCGCGGCACGGTCGAGCAGTTCGTCCATCGCCTCATGGGACGCGGTTTCGTGCACGTAATAGAGCGCGTTGACCATGTCCTCGGGCACCGACGCGTCGGGATTCATCAGGACACCCGCGATCGCTTCGAGCGGCATGTCATCTGTCGACCATGCAGCGACGTCGAGATTGCGGGACTGAAAGTAGTCCTTCCAAGGCTCAAGAAATGCCTTAAGTCGCGCGGGGGCAATCTGCTTGAGGCGATCCGGGTTGCTGAAAATCCTTGGATTAAATGCTGGCATCGGCCTCGTTGCTCCTCAAATTGTTACGGTCCGCAAGATTAGGAAGGAATCGCGCTCGCCACAAGATTGTGTTCCCGTAAGGTTCTGTGCGCGCCATCCGACAGTCCGCCACCCCCGCCGGTAGGTGAGGAGAGCATCTGGAGCTCTCCCATGAACAGCATCTACCCGGCGCGCTGCGCCATCCCGCATTCCAGCACGCCAGCGCCCACTAGCGGGGTCGGCGCATGATAGATCAAGACGAACGCGAACAGGCAGCTCTGCGCGCAGCCCTCCGTAACATGGCCGAACTCATGGCCGAGATCGGATGGACCACGCGGTTCGCCGATCTCACCGAGGCACAAGCGCTCGCGATCGCGACGGCCGCCGTCGATGGCTTCCAGGAGGCGATGCAGACCAGCGCGTCCCGGCCAGATCCGGAGGTGCCGTTCTGATGGACGCCAGTTTCGACTTCAACCATCGGGAGAAGCCGCCCAGCTTCGCAGACACCGTCAATGCAAGCATCGACACCGCCCTCGTTGCGGAACAGGCCGAACGTCCCCAACGCGACTATCTCGGGGGCAGCCGGCTGGGCGACATCTGCCAGCGCAGGCTGCAATACGAATACCTGAAGACGCCGAAGGACCCGGGCGCAGGGTTCTCGGGCAAGTCCCTGCGGATCTTCGCGCTCGGGCACGTCCTCGAGGACCTGGCCATCGTCTGGCTGCGCAAGGCAGGATTCGACCTTCGCACGCGCAATCGCCATGGCGATCAATTCGGCTTTTCGGTTGTGGGCGGACGTGTGCAGGGCCATGCCGACGGGGTGGTCGTCGCCGCGCCGAACGGCATGGCGGTTCCTGCGCTCTGGGAGTGCAAATCGGCGAACGCCAAGAACTGGCGGGAAATCGCGAAGCAAGGCGTCGGAAAGGCCAAGCCGGTCTATGCCGCGCAGATCGCGCTCTACCAGGCCTATCTCGGCCTGACCGAGGCGCCCGCGCTCTTCACGGCGATCAACAAGGACACGTGCGAGATCTGGCACGAACTCGTGACGTTCGATGCCGCACTCGCCCAGTCCGCCAGCGACAAGGCGGTGACGATCCTGCGCGCCTGTGATGCGGGCGAACTTCTTCCCCGCCACACGGCCGATCCCGACCACTTCGAATGCCGCTTCTGTGCGTGGCGGGAACGGTGCTGGGCATGACGGTCCCGTCCGAAACCATCGCGCCCGACGACGTCGCGCCCGACGCCGGAATGATCGCGATCTATGCCGACGTCGTGTTCGGTTACTGCGACGGCTGGGTGCCGGTCCGTGCTCTGGCCGAGAAAGGCGCGGGCGATGGTCCGCCACATGTTCCCTTCATCGAAGCGGACGCCACGCTCGCCGCGAAACTCGCGCTCCAGGCGACATGGGCGAGCGACGCCGGCATGGCCTTGTTCGTCGCGCCCGGCACGGTTGCGGCCCCAGGCGACGCGCGGGCGGAGAGCATCGTCCAGACGCAGGTTGTGCTGGTCGATCTCGACCATGGCGACATCGTCGCGAAGCGCGACCATCTTGTGCAGCACCTCGGCTGCCCAACACTCGAAGTCGCGTCCGGTGGTGTCACCGCCGAGGGACAGCGCAAGCTGCACCTCTACTGGCGTCTGACCGAGCCTGCGGAAGGCGAAGACATCGCCACGGTCTGCCGCGCCCGGCACATGATCGCCGCGAAGGTCGGCGGCGACCCTTCCTTTCGGTCCGCGCACCAGCCGATCCGCGTGGCGGGATCGATCCACGCCAAACAGGGTCTTCGGCGGCTGGTGCAGATCCTGAACGACGATGCTCGCGATCACGACCTTGGCGAGCTGCTCGAAGCGATCATCGCGATGCCGCCACTCGAAGGCGAGAACGGGCTCGACTTCAACATGGCCGCCACCGAGCGCGGCAGCGTGACTGAGCTGTTCGGCCGCCAGGTTCGCGAAGGCGGCGTGGATGGCACTACGCGGTTCGACGCACTGTCGCGCGTGATCGGTTACTGGATCCGCCGTGCTCGCGAAGGCCACGTGCCGCGCGAACAGGCGTGGGAGGAAATCGTCTCCTACAACACGGCCCGCGTTGCCCCTCCCTGGCCGGAGGACCGGCTGCGGGAGGAAGCCGAACGCCTCTGGAAACGCGACGCCGCCCGAAACGGCGAGATCGATGACGAAGATGACGGTCCCGATGGCGGCGGCCCTGCTGGCGGGGGGCATGATGGGCCGATGCCAGTGCGCTTCACTGAGGATGCGCTCGCCGCAACCTTCGCCGCCCGACATGCCGAGACATGGCGCTACGTCGCCGGCTGGGGGCAATGGCTGACCTGGTCGGGCAAGCTCTGGCGGCGCGAGGAGACGCTGCAGGCCTTCGATCTGGCCCGGATGATCTGCCGCGAGGCGGCGGCGCGCGCCGGGTCTGCACGGCTCAAGGCGAAGCTTTCCAGCGCCGCGACCGTGTCCGCCGTGGAGCGGCTCGCCCGTTCCGACCGCCGCCACGCAACCACGACCGAGCCGTGGGATCGCGATCCCTGGCTATTGAACACGCCCGGCGGCGTGGTCGACCTGCGTAGTGGCGCGTCGCTGCTGCACGACCCCGGCCTCTTCATGACCCGCATTGCCGGGGCATCGGTCGCCGACGCTTGCCCCGTCTGGCTCGGGTTTCTCGAAACTGTCACGGGCGGGGACGGCGAACTGCAATCCTACCTGCAGCGAATGGCGGGCTACTGCCTGACCGGCGTCACGACCGAGCACGCGCTGTTCTTCCTCTACGGCACCGGCGCAAACGGGAAATCCGTTTTCGCCAACACCCTGACCGCCATCCTTGGCGACTACGCCACCGTCGCGCCGATGGACATGTTCATGGCCACGCAGGGTGATCGCCACCCGACCGACATGGCGGGCCTGCGCGGGGCGCGCATCGTCACGTCCATCGAAACGGAACAGGGCAGCCGCTGGGCCGAGAGCAAACTCAAGGCGCTGACCGGGGGCGACAAGATCACGGCCCGCTTCATGCGGCAGGATTTCTTCGAGTTCATCCCGCAGTTCAAGCTGCTGATTGTCGGCAACCACAAGCCTTCAATCCGCAACGTCGATGAGGCGATGAAGCGGCGTCTGCACATGGTGCCGTTCACGGTCACCATCCCTCCTGCGAGGCGCGACAAGCACCTGGCGGACAGGCTGCTGGCGGAACGTGACGGGATTCTCGCATGGGCGCTCGAGGGCTGCATCGATTGGCAGCGTACAGGGCTGCGCCCTCCGCCCGCCGTGATGGCTGCGACTGAGGATTACTTCGAGGCCGAGGACGCCATCGGTCGCTGGATCGACGAGCGCTGCTCTGTCGGGTTGCACCTCAGCGCCAGCACCTCAGCGATGTTCGCCGACTGGAAGGCGTGGGCCGATGCGAACGGCGAGTTCGCAGGGTCGGTCAAGCGCTTCTCGGAAGCCCTGATCGTCCGAGGATTCGAGCGTCACAACACCCGCGCCGCGAAGGGATTCCGGGGCATCGCCCTCGATGACAGCAACTCTGACCTTTTCTCAGGAGAATAGGAAAATGCCAATGAATTCAGAGAGTGTGACGGATGTGACGGATCATACCTATAAGACCGTTACGCGCGCGCATGTGCGCGCCTGTGGAGCAGATAGGGAACTATCCGCCACATCCGTCACACCCGTCACCAACCCTCCTGTTCGGATGGAGGACGGTGGCGGACTGCTCACTTGCATCCTCGCGCTCGACCTCGGCACCTCGACCGGCTGGGCGATCCGCGGCCATGACGGTCTGATCACCAGCGGGACCGTCTCGCTGCGCCCGGGCCGCTACGACGGCGGCGGCATGCGCTACCTGCGGTTCACGAACTGGCTGACCGAGATCGACCGGCTCTCGGGGCCGATCGCGGCGATCTGGTTCGAGGAAGTCCGCCGCCACGCCGGCACCGACGCGAGCCATATCTACGGCGGACTCATGGCCACGCTCACGGCATGGGCCGAGCTGCGCGGCGTGCCCTACGAGGGCGTCCCGGTCGGCACGATCAAGCGTCACGCCTCGGGCAAGGGCAACGCCGACAAGGCCGCCATGGTCGCGGCCGTCCGCGCCCGCGGCTTCAGCCCGGCCGACGACAACGAGGCCGACGCCATCGCCATCCTGCTCTGGGCGATCGAGACGAACGGGGGTGTCGCATGAGATGGCATCCCCATGGCTACGGCGGCCGACGCCGCGATCCCGAACAGGTCAAGCGCGAGGGCTGGCAGGAACAGGGCGTCCTCGCGGTCTCCGCGGATGACGACCGCCTCACCTGGCCCGAGCGTGAACTGGTCCGCCAGCTCGGCGAGAAACTCTACGGCCCGCGCCCTTCCGACAGGGAGGCGCGCCATGGCTGATCGCGAATGGACCGCCGACTGCGTCGCCGATCATTTCGAGGAGGCGTTCCGCACCCTGCGCAAGCTGCCGCCGGTGAAGGCGCAGGGCTACTTCAACACCTGGCCCGACATCGTGCGCACCAGCCGCGAGATCGCGGCGATGGAACCGCAGCCGATGCGGGTCTGGCCCTCGGCCGCCGCGATCACCCGGCTCGAGCAGACCTTCGACTGGGTGCTCTGGATCGAGGAGGCGGAGCGCAAGCTGGTCTGGTCGCGCGCGGCCCGTGTGCCGTGGAAGCAGATCAGCGGCGAGCTCGGCTGCGACCGCACGACGGCGTGGCGTCGCTGGCAAATCGCGCTGACCAAGATCGCCGCGCGGCTGAATGCGCAGTGACTCCAATGTGTTGCAACACTTTTTCCTTCGACATCTGCAACAGATCCATGCTATTCGGAAGGCAAGATGGGGAGAGTGCGCTGGAAGGCTCGCTCTCCCCTTTGCGTTGACGGGGCTCTTCTGGACCCCGGTATCCAGCGAGGGTCCGGCCGGGGTCCATCCCACGGCAGTTTCCGGTTCCTTCCTGGCGACATTCGTATGCTGGCGGGCGAAGCGCGGGACATCGCCAGCGACAGGGCCGGATTTTTGGGAAGCCACCCGGAAGCCGGAGCCACGCGCGCCCCGCGCAAACACCAATGAACGCTGGCCTTCCGATCGGACACCGCTGGTGGCCGCTGGACCCTGCGTGGAGTCCGGCCCGGCATCCGGAGTCCGGAAGCCACCGGCATCCACCCGACCAAGGAACCTTTCCCACCATGACGCTGAGCTTCGCCCCGGACGCGATCGAGACGTGGCCGCTGTCGCGCCTCCAGCCCTACGCGAAGAACGCGAAGGCGCATGGCGCGGACCAGGTCGCGAAGATCGCCGCCAGCATGGC